TTTTGATGCCATTATTCCAACTCGTGGTTCTGATCGTTCTGTTGGATACGATCTATACAGCGTTGTTGACACTATTGTACCATGTCAGGCGGGTAACGCTCTTGTTGCGACTGGACTAGCGATTACTATACCCCCAGGATGTTATGGGCGTGTGGCACCTCGTTCGGGTTTGGCCGTGAAGCACTGTATTAACGTCGGTGCGGGGGTCATCGACCCTGATTATACTGGAGAGGTCAAAGTCGTTCTCTTCAATCATGGAGACAAGGACTTTGAGGTTAAGAAGGGTGATCGTATCGCACAGCTTGTTCTAGAACGTTGTGAGACGCCATCCATCGAGGAAATTAACATCGTCGAAGATACGGAGAGGGGTTCGGGTGGATTTGGTTCTACTGGCAATTAGAAAACCATAAATCTTCGGGTTGAGGCATGAATAGCATACCCTTTTGCATGGTCATGAATAATTTGGCTTTGTTGATATCTGGGTATGTCCATAGCATCCAGCGTTCCCAGTATTCAGCCCTGAAAAAGTCTTCCCAATCTTCTTGTTCACTTTCGTCGACCATGAGCATACCCCTATGAATTTCATACTGGTTTGTTTGGATACGTAACTTCTTAGGAATGATAGCACCCTTCCTAATAAGATGCGCCCTCATGAGACGGGGATTTCCGTGGTCAGTGTAATCATGAAAGCCTTTCTGTCCAAAATCAATGGCTCTTTTACTTGGAAGAATGACACGATATTTATGAGTTACTGACGGACTGGGTTTAAGAACGACGTGCATTGTAATTGTATTAAGGAAATTTTTTCTATGATGTCTTACACAAGTAGCCCCTTGTATGTTCCAGCAATATAGTACACATTCTTAAATCCAAGTACCTCCAATTTCTCTGCTGCAAATCTGGCCCGTTGTCCAGTGTTGCAATAGACGAGTAGACCCTTCTTGGGAAGTTCCGTTGTTGTTTTTTCGTTGATCTTGTCGACTGGGATGTGTAAGGCCTTGGGATAATGACCCATACGCCATTCAGCGGCTGTACGAACATCGATGACTTTCTTGATTTTGCCCTCTTTGATGAGACGCTTGGCCTCCTCGGAAGATACAAGGTTCTGACCCAAGAATGTGTAAGCCGTGAGAGCGGCGAGACCACCGACGAGGACGAGGGGGATCATTTAACATACGTTAACATTTTAATAAGTTTAGACTTATAGATTTTCCAACTTCACCTCTGAACCACGTATTGAAAGCCAAACTTATTCTTATACCTTTTTGACCTTGTGGTCGCGGAGGAACACTATGCTTTATTTTAGATGGAAAAATAATAAGGTGATTTTTAATTGCTGGACAACCCCAAATATCCGAAGTCCATTTTGTCTGTTTATCAGACTTTATTTCTATATTTCCAAGTAAATAATCGCCTTTTTCAAAAGTTAATTCATCACCTTTGCATGTATCTACGTAAAAAACCCCAGACAATAAACTATTCGAATGATGGTGACTATGGTGACTATCACCATTATTACTAAAATTCAGCCAAGATTGAGTGATATACAGTTCTACACCCGCACTTGGTTCAAATATATGTTTGAAATATTCATTTATATGTGAAGTCAATACCTTTTTAAAATTCTGGAGTTTTTTATCCTCGAGAACATTATGATTTATGCTTGTCAAATTTCCACCGATATTTCTACGCGTATCGTTTATACAATTTTTAATAAAATTTAATTCGTCCTCTGTGAGTTCTTCACTCAGTTCAACTACTCCAACGGGTATGGGAAAGAATTCTATTATTTGCATTTAACTACTTTGTATTCTATTTTTTATATACTTCGACATGATCCATCTCGAAACAGCATTGTGCACAACCATCGTAGGTTCTATGACATGCTTTACAGTAATAAAGGATAGGACCATCCATAGTATATATGGCACTTGGAAAAAAACAGGATGTGTCCACTCGTCTCTCTCCTGATGAGCTTGCTAAGCGTTCAATGGATGCCCGTATTGCCGTGACAAATGAAGCACTTAAGCGTGAAAAGGTCAGATACAAGTCTAATTGTAACTCGGAAAAGTTCAAGAAATTTCTTGAGTACCGACTTACAATTTGGGATGAACTGAAGGACAAGACGTTTCATGGAAAGCGAATGTATGAAAAAACCAAAAATTTAATCGATAACTGGAATTAATTACCGAATGCGACACCAGCCATACCATTCTTGATACGAAGAATGTTATAGTTGACCGCATAGACACGGTGAAGCTGGTTGCCACCAGTGGGGCTGTTGAGCACGAGCTTGGCGTTATCGATACGAGAGAAGTTGAGGGAGCCTGTGGGCTGCATCTTGCTCATGGTGAGACAGAAAGGCCACGAGTAAGTGGGAAGATCATTGATGACGTTCTCGGGGAGATCGGTGCAGTGCATCTCGGGAACAACGTCGTGGTGGTAGACGTTGGAGGTGTTCTCAAAGAGAGCTGTACCGTTAATGTAGAGAGACGATGTACTAAAGTTGTATTCGTCCGCCCAGTCACTACCAGACGCCTCACCAGAAACAAGATGAAGCGATTTGACGGGGTGGTTAAAGTAGCTCAGATCAATGTCGGTATCAGTGTTGGTAGCGAGTTGATGTTGAGTCTGGGTGATGAGGAGTTCGTGCTCGGTATCGGTGAAATACTTGCGCTCATCAGTGTCAAGGTAGATGTAGTTACCAAAGACCTTGGGTGTAGTGTTAGGGGTAAAACCATCACGGCACTTTACACGGATCTCGACGTCATGATACTGAAGCGCAACGAGGGGGAGAGCCTTGGTCCAATCTTCACCAAAGAAAAAGGGAACCATGTAATGATTACCAGTGTGGTTCTCCTTACGGGCGTTGGTGGTCACAGCGAAAGAAGCTTTAGCAGCCGAGTCACGCATGAGTGGGTTGTGAACACCTTGAATGTAGAGGGAATCGAGCTCGGATACCTTCTGACCACCGATCCAAAGGGAAAATGTAGTTGGGTTGGCGGCGTTGTTAGAGAAAAGACCATCAGAGTTTTGTTGAACCTCCGCAATACCATCAGCCTCGATCCAGATGTAGCTCATAAGATCACCCTTGGAACGAATGGGGATAGTGACCTCGTTGGAATCACCGAAAGTGCCGATGTAATCCATGCGCTCGGGCTTCATGGCGAAGTTGGTATAGCGCTTGTAGTTCTGACGGAAAAAGCTGACCTGAGGGGAGCCAGTGATGTACACATCCTGAGCACCGACTGACACGAGCTCAATTAAAGCAGCAGACATTTATTAATAAATGATATTAAAATTTTCGCTCAATATAAACATATGGTGGTATTCCAAGCCCTGACTTGGGAAGCTCGAGATGAGGATGATGAACACTTGATTAGTATTTTGGGAAAGACGGAGGATGGAAAGTCTGTATGTGTCACGACAGTTTTCGAACCCTATTTTTTTGTAAAGTTGCCAAGGGGGACGACTGATCAAGATGTTCGTATACTTTACAATGACCTGAACAAACTTCGACCAGATCATGTGACGAGTTATAGTATCACACGAAAGAAGGACGTTTGGGGTTTTCAAAATAATGAGATGTTTGCATTCATGCGTCTCAATTTCAAAAACCTTGCTGATCGCAGAAAGGTGAATTCTATCTTTGGATACAATAGAGACTTTCAAAAGTACCATGTGTACGAAGCGAATCTCGACCCTGTCCTGAGGTTGATGCATCGTACAGGTATTCAGTCAACTGGGTGGCTTGATACTGGAAGTGAATGTGTCCGTTCTCATCTCGCAAAAGTTGACATTGATTTATGGTGTAATGATTGGAGGACATTGAAACCCGTGTCAAGGGATGATATTGCTCCATTTGTCGTAGCCTCTATTGATATCGAGTGTAATAGTTCGACTGGTAAGTTTCCAGATGCCGATGTTCCAGGTGATGCGTGTTTCCAGATTGCTCTATCACTTTGTACATTTGGGAATGACGAACCATACGAGAAGACTTGTCTTTGTTACAAGAAAACGGATGGTCCAGACGTGGTAAGTTTTGAGACCGAAAGAGAAATGCTCGAGGCATTTCAAAAATACATTCACGAGAAAGATGTTGACATCATCACGGGGTGGAACATTTTTGGTTTTGATCTTGAGTATATTTTTAAGAGGGCTCATTTGACTGGGTGTCATGAAGAATTTTTCAATCTTGGAAAACTTCATGATCCACCGAGTGAACTTTTATTGAAAAAACTGAGTTCAAGTGCTCTTGGTGACAACTTTCTAAAACTTCTTCCTATGACTGGACGTTTCATTTTTGATATGTTTCATGAAGTGAAAAAGGGATACAAATTAGACTCGTACAAGCTTAATGAAGTTTCAAAGTTGTATTTGGGGGATCAAAAAATTGACATGCCTGCAAAAGAGATGTTTGCTCGGTACAAAGAGGGTGATCCTAAAAAGTTGGGTGAAGTTGCGGAATATTGTATTAAGGATACCCTTCTTCCTCATAAACTTTTGAAAAAATTGTGTACTCTTCTCAATCTTCTCGAGATGGCTAAAGCAACCTGGGTTCCTTTGTGTTTTCTCGTCGAGCGTGGTCAGCAAATTAAGGTGTTTAGTCAGCTCACCAAGAAGGCGAGGGAGTTGGGCTATATGGTACCGACTATCAAATATGGATCCCTACCCGAAGAACCCTATGAGGGTGCTACCGTTCTCGAAGCTCACAAAGGTGCATATTACACACCGATTACAGCCCTAGATTTCGAAGCACTGTATCCATCAATCATGATGGCACATAATCTGTGCTATTCTACGCTCGTTATGGATGAGTATCGGTACGGTAACGTTCCTGGTATTACCTACGAATCATTCAAAATTGGCGACAAAATATATAAATTTGCACAAGGTGTACCCAGTCTTTTACCTGCCATTCTTCTAGAGCTCAAACAATTTCGTAAAAAGGCTAAAAAGGATATGGCCGCTGCGACGGGATCGATGAAAGAAGTATACAATGGTAAACAATTGGCTTATAAAGTTTCGATGAACTCCGTGTATGGATTCACGGGTGCTGGAAAGGGTATTCTTCCGTGTGTACCCATCGCCTCTACGACGACATGTAGGGGTCGTGGAATGATCGAAGAGACAAAGAATTATGTAGAGGCGAATTTTCCAGGTTCGAAAGTAAGATATGGTGATTCCGTGACACCTGATACACCTCTACTACTTCGTATTAAAGGTGAAGTAAAGACATGTAGAATCGATTCACTCGTCGAATCATATGAAGAACGTGATGATGGTAAAGAGGTTGCCGAGATTGATGCGGAAGTATGGACTGAAAAGGGGTTTACGCCCATTCAACAGATTGTTCGTCATAAAACGACGAAGAATATTCATCGTGTTTTGACCCATACTGGTCTTGTTGACGTCACCGAAGATCACAGTCTTCTTCTCGAAAATAAACAAATGATTAAACCATGTGAAGTATCTCTGGGTACAAATTTACTTCACGGAGATTGTGTTCATGGATTTAATTGGAGTGATACTACCGTCTCGGTTAATGAAGCGAAGGTTATGGGTTTCTTTTTTGGTGATGGTTCATGTGGTCACTATGGTGACAAATATACATGGGCGCTTAACAATTCAAACGTGGACTATCTCATCGAAATGCAAAACCTATGCCCATTTGAAACTTCTATTTACGATACCATCGAAAGTTCTGGAGTCTATAAACTCAATGCGAAAGGAGACGTTAAGAGTATAAGTGAGAGATATCGTTCTATGTTCTATAACGCTCACAAAGAAAAGATCGTGCCATCTTGCATTTTGAACGCACCCATCGAAGTGGTAGAGTCATTTTGGGAAGGATATTACATGGCTGATGGAGACAAAGACGTTCACGGATACACGAGAATGGATATCAAAGGTAAAGAGGGATCGATGGGTATGTTCATTTTAGGAAGACGTCTCGAATACAACGTATCTCTTAACACTCGAAAAGATAAACCAGATGTTTTTAGACAAACGTGGACGAAATCAACTCAGAGAAAGAGCCCAAATGCTATCAAGAAACTTGAACTCATAGGTGAAACTGAAGGGTATGTATACGACCTAACCACGGAATCTCACCATTTTCACATTGGTCCTGGTGAAATGGTTGTTCATAATACAGATTCAGTGATGGTTGAGTTTGATGTTGGGGGACGAACGGGTGAAGAAGCTGTCAAATATAGTTGGGAAGTGGGTGAGCGAGCGGCTGAGGAATGTAGCGCACTTTTCAAAAAACCAAACAATTTGGAACTTGAGAAGGTTTACTGGCCATATTTTTTGTATTCCAAAAAACGATATGCCGCTAAGTTGTGGACGAAGGGAAAAGATGACCAGATGCACATGGACTACATAGACATCAAGGGACTCCAGGTTGTTCGTAGAGACAATACACCTCATGTGAGAGAAGTGTGTAAAGAACTTTTGGATGTTGTTCTCGATGCACCAGATACGGGTCCTCCTAAAGAGTTGGCAAAAGAGAGGGCAAT